AACTGGGCGGAGACCCCCGGAATTAGAGTATCAAGATAAGACCAGTCTTGCGCGGAAAGTACGCCAAGAGACTTGGCTCTAATTCTGATGAAATTAGATACACCGATAGCAAGAGCCTTTCGGTCAGCGGTCGTCATTTCCGAAGAGGACTTAACCTCTGGAATTCTAACTCCGCGAACCGTAATGTCTTTACCGTCAGTTCCTTTCTGGTAGATGATTTGACCCTTCTCGTCACGCTTTGCGATGCCGGAAATGATCGAAGAAAGGGAACTCATTTCTACGCTGGTGTCGGCAACAAGTTCGTGGACTTTCTCGGTTTGGGTGGCGTCAAGTTTAGCCGTCCCTCTGACGTAAACGTGATTTACGCCTAGTACAGGATCGTAGATCCATCGTCTGGCCCTCTGCTGTCCGTTCGGCTGTTTAGTTCCAAACGTGCGCCGGTCGGCCTGATAGGCGATCTGGTTAAGTTCGGCCTGACGTTTCTGCGACTGCTGACGCTCTTCGTCCGAGAAGTAGAGCGGGTTCTTCTTGAACAAGGCAACCCATTGCTCGTCCTGCTTGGCATCGATTCTGCCGGTCTTAGCATCGATAGAAATTCTAAACCCATCGTCCGTGACTGCCCCATCGTACTCGGCGAGATCCGCGACCCATTCCAACTCCTGATCCGTGGGCGAATAGCCGTACGCCGATGTATTGGCAATGTAGGCGTTCCTTGCCCTTTCTCTGCGGACGATCGCTTGGGATCTGCCGGTTGCGGACGGAGGAACAAAAGTAAACGTATCCGCAAGGGCTTTGTTCTTCTTAGGATCAGAAGACTTCAGTCTTTCCGCCGTCTGTTGGTGGCTCGCAATCGTGGAGTTCAGGGCGGTGATGTCTGACTGAATGTACTCAAGTTCCTTGCGCACAGGCGCAGGAAGGGCGTCTAATGCCTTCGCGCTTAGAGTTCCCTCAGTGCCGGCTTCATACGCCTTTAGGATCTCAGGTGCGCCTCCTAGCAGTGCCGCCCTCTGGGCCTGTAAAATTGCAAGGTATGCCTGAGCCGACTCAACGGAAGTAACCTTTTGGGATGCTTCCTGCTCCATAACAAACTTGGCAGTTCTTTGAGCCTCGGCAGTGACCTGATCCTCAAATCTGGTGTATTGTTCGATCTGAGCGTTAACCTTGGCAAGTTCCTCCGGCGTTTTGGCGTTAGCCCTCATCGCGATAAGGGAGGCAACGACCCTTTCTCTTTCTTTCTTTTCCCTGTTCAGATCTTCACCGGTCTTCTTCCCAATAGTGATGGCGTCAGCAAACGCCTTAGAAAGGTTCGCCGGAAGATCCTTGACTCTCTGAGCCTCGTCTGCGGCGGTCTTTAGCCTTAGTTCTCTGTTCGCTTCGGTTGTGGCTTTTACGCCGGCAATTCTTGCGGCCTCTTGGGCGGCAAGATCCTTCTTCTCTGTATCAATGTCTTCTTCCGCAAACTTGATGATGCTTGCGGCGGAACCAAGCCACTGTTCCTTCTTGGTGTTCGACATATCCTCAAACTTGCCGATGCCGCTGACAAGATCTTCGCGGGCGCGGCTTAGCGCCCTGTAAACGATGACTTCATCGTTCGTGACCGTTTCATCTAGGGCGCCGGCTTGAACGTCTGGGGACGCCTCGGCGAGTTTCTTGTCGATCCGTTTAATCGCCACATCAACTCTAGGCATCAAGCCTTGGAACGTACCCTTGTGCAGAGCGCTCTTTTTGTTCGACTCCACGTAGGCGGCGACCGCCATACCAACGCCCTTGCCGATGGCTTCGCCGGATTCGGCGTAGTTCTTTCCGATCTGAGCGTAAGCGCTAAGAAACCCCTCTGGAACAGGGTTAACGCGTTGGCCCTCGTAGGGGCGGGAAATAGGACGAGAGCCTTCAGCCATAAATTAACTATTTTTAAGAGCGCCGTAGGCGCCAAGGCCAGATCCAACCATCGAGGACAGACCTTGGAAGATGCCCGATTTGACCTGAGCGCCGGCGGCGGCGTAGGCGGCGGCGGTCTGCTGGTTGGACCCCTGCATATCGGCCATATACTGGGACTCAGGGCTAAACAGCCGAGGACCGAGGTTGCTGGCGAAGCCGGAGGCGAACTGTTGCTGGCTGATGCCGGCGCCAAACGCTTGGCCTTGTCGGCCTAGGACGGATTGGAACGGATCAGCGGTAAACTGCTTATTCAGGGCGAGCGTGGCGTTGGCGTTCTGGAGGGCCATCTGCTGGCGCTCTACGCCTAGCCTGTACGTCCCTAGGACGTCAGCGATCAGCCCTTGGTTGCCAAGCCCCAGACCTCTGTCCGCGATGCCTCTGCGGGCCGTCTGGAGGGCAAAGCGCTCTTGCTGGGGGGTCAGGCCAGTTCCGGCCCTGACGCCCGCCAGAGACTCCGCGTTAACGGCCTCTAGGAGGGATCTAGATCTGGGATCCGAGTTAAGGTATGCCTCACTGGCCCTGCGGCCTAGGGTCTCAACGGCGCGGATGTCAGCCTCGCGCTGGGTTGCAAGGGTGGCCGCTTCGCTTCTGGCGAAGGACGGCATAACCTGCCTCTCAAGGATAGAGAGCAAGCCCTCGTCCGCAAACGAAGCCGGATCCGGTGTGGAATCCGCAATCGTTCTAAGCCGGTTAAGTTCGGTCTTCTGCTCGGTGGAGCCGCCGTAGCCGATCTGGGCGAATAGCCTATCGTAGTCACCCTTCGCCTTGGACTGGGCGGTCAGAGCGTCATTGTAGTCCTTTTGGGACGCGGTAGACAGGTCTGCAACGGCAGTCCGGCCAAGGAGGGCGTTTCTGTAGCCGGCAAGTTCAAGTTGCCTGTACTTGGGCTGGAACGCTAGTTCAGCGGCGTAAAGCGATGGCGCCAGATCTACTTGCGCGCGCAGGGCATCGCTCGTCTCCTTGTAGTAATCCCTAGGCGGCGGCGCCTTTGGTCCTTTACCGCCCCCCATTGGAGTTCCTCCGGCTGATTAGGGTCTTAGAGATCTTATGAGCGTCCATAGGAGTGAACTTCCCTTTGCGCAGTGCAAAGGTGGGCTTGCGTTCAGGAAAAGCCATTAGGAACCCTTCCGCAAGTAGATCGCGGGCTTCGCTGGTGACGGCGGCAAGTTGTGCAACAAAGATACAACTTTTACCAGAAGGAGCGGTCCAGTCGAAGTCTAATCTGGCCTCATCCTCATCGCACTCGTACGCGATCATAATGCCGGTAGCCTCTCCAGTATCCTTATCGACCGCCAGCAGGGCGTTGCCGTAAAGAATATGAAAGGAAAGGTACTGCTTGAGCGCTTCCTTGTCCTCGTAAATGGTGCCGATGATATCTTCTTTCGGGACAGTCTTTTCGACCAGATCAACGGCGCTGTCGATGACGCTAGTGCTGATCATAGAGCGGCAAGGTTTCCGGCGGTGATGTCGGCCTTGTTCCAGATCTCCGCCGAAGCCCTAATGATGTAGTGCCTGTAAGCGAGGTGATGGTTTGATTCCGTAAGATGAAGGAGAAGTTGTCTTGTGACATCTTCGCCACCGACAGGGAAATCAGATCTCTCGATCTTGAACACAAGTCTATGGTTGCAGGTGCCTTGCGAGGAAGCGATCTGTTGGCGCCTTACGGCGATCTCGCGCATTGGATACGTGGCGCCTCCAACGGTCTTCGGCTTAAGCCTGAGGCGGTAATCCATCCAAGCGCCGCCTTGAGTGCTAAGTTCGTTGTGCCAAATGTCTATCGTCAAAAAGTAAACCTCGTTAGCAAGGAGAGAGAATGGATTGACGGATTCCCATAGTTGGGATCCTCCGCTTGCAACAGCGTTAACCTTAAAGGCGGAGTGAATTGTAAAGCCACTAGCAAGGACCGTATCAGGAACGCCAATATATGCGCTATTTTCGTTTCCGGACTCAAACTCACTGTACCCGCGTTTAAGTGGGAAGACAGAAGCGGTACCAGCCTTCTTGAACGTGGTAGCGTCTACGGTCGTAGCGTTTACGGTAGGAACAGTAAGTTCTTCCTGCATCCGGATCTCGACAGTATCAGTGGCCTTGTTATCGACCACCTTCTGACCGATCTCAATAGCCTTAACAGTCTTTCTGCCAATTCCACCGTCCTGATAGCCGTCAATGTCGTACCTATCGAACTCCTTCTCGATCTTGTAGACGCTAGAGTAGTTGGCGTTAACTTGGGCATCCTGAGTGATCGTCCAATCATTGAAGAAGTCAGTGGCGTTGCCCTGAGTTCTAAACGTGATTGATCCGGTGTTACCCCATCCACCTCTGGAAATAGCGCCGCCGGCATAAATCCCGAAGTTTTGAACTTCGTGCGTCTGACCGGAGAAAATTCCGATTAGAGACGATGTACTGCTGATATCAAGGGTGCCAAAGTTTCCAGTGTTGATCGTCTGGCCGTTGCTACCACCGGTGGAGTTAAGCAGGAATCCGCAGTAAGCGTTCTGGACAGGAGTAACCGAATACAGCCAAGTGTTTCCGTAAGGACTGCTAGGATTGTCGTATCGGTGGAACTTAAGACCTGTATCGGATAGCAGGATGCCACCCTTAACGAAGTCCCCTACAGAGGTCTTCATATAAGAGTTGATGCTGGAGTCGTAGATCAGGAGGTAATCGTTCAGCGACAGCGTGTCCGCAAAAAGAATGCTCTTGTTATACAGGAACTGGGGGCTGATCGAAGAGTTATCGATCAGGTTCTTGAGTTTCTCTGCGGTGACCAAGTCACCGTTCGTGAAGTTTTGCTGTCGGGTAATGTCGCTCATTTTAGTCTTTATTTACAAGGTTTCGTCCGGTCAGGGTGGCGTCAATAGCAACCCCTCTGATGGCAGGTCTGCCGGTCAGGATCCTGAACTCAGCCTCGATTCCGTAGCCGCGCTGGGCTACGCTAATGCGTCTGGTGACGTCAGGCTCAGGCGTGGTCTGGTATAGGTCGGCATCAAGGATCCGATCTGGGTTGTAGACGTTGACGAGCGTCCGTACGGCGCCACCGGTCTGGAAGGTCATATCAGCCTGAACCGAGGAAAAACGTTTTTCAAATAACGTACCAAAAGTAAACCGTCTGGTTACAAGCCGGCAGTCCGTAGGGATCAAACGGTTGGCCGTAGGTCTAAGCCAGAAGCCATACTCGCGCTCAGGGGTGGCGGGGTCGTCCTCCGTAAGGCTGGCCGGAAGGACAGAGATACCGGTCCTGTCCGTCTCGTCTCCGGACTCAGTTTCTTCGCAAAGGTATACGCCTCCAACAGGAGGGTTTATAGTAACCCCGCTATTGACGTATGGAGCGCGACCGCCTCCGTAGTTTACGGCAAACAGGCGCTTCTTGTTGTCGTAGTTTACGATCGCAAAGTCATCAACGTAGAAGTCCCACGATTCTGGTACTCCGGCGGCTCTGGTCGGGAAGGTGTCGATCGACTCCCAAGCCTTGTTAAGGATGTTAAAGATAAAGACCTTGTTAGGTCTGGTATGCGGGTTGCCGTTGATATCGTTACCGACCGGCAAAGCCATATAGAGACGGTTGTCGAAGAATACGCCGTGGGCTTTGTCTAGATAGTCGCGGTTGTACTCCAGCAACTGGTCATTGATCGGCGCCGAAACAGGATCCAGCGTGTTGATCGTCTTAAGGTCCAGTTGAGGCTCCAGCATATAGATGCCGCCGTCAGAAAGGAAAAAGACGTATCTGCCGGTGTTCACCATCGCGCGCCGGCCTACGCACCCGAAAGAATTGGAGATACTGGTGATATAGGACTGGGTGTCCGGAGACTCGCCGATCAGGAACTGCTCATTGACGACCCTACCTTTGTAGATCGAGTTGCGCTGAAAGATGATAAACTCGTTGTCCAACCAAGGGGTAAACCCGACCAGTTCATCGTAAGATCCGAGGTTGATCGTGAACTGCCCATAGGTCAGGTCGAACGTATTGAAGTCTAAGAAATCAGACACCGCTAGACTGTCACGATTTACCTTAACGACCATCCGGTTGCTTTGGTAGATCGCCGTGTCCGTTGGCGGCATATTGGCCGTTGTCCCCTGATCTACACCTTGAGGAACGGCGGTTATCGTAGAGCCGTCATATACGAGAGCGCACTTCGCTTTTTGCGACAAGCAGTCCTGCGTCTTAGACGGATGGGTTGTCAGCATCTGATAGGTGAAGACGCTGTTGGACACGCGGGTAACAACCCAAGATCCGTTGAAGTGAGCGTCTGTCGCTGTCGTGATACTAACCTCGTCTCCGGTCTGTAATCCGTGGTTCGCTACAATGGTGCGGCCTGTGTCCGAGTAAGTGGTGACCGTAACCGTCAGGGAAGGGTGTCCGGTGTAGACCAGTTTGGAGTACTTTCTGATCCCGACCGGAAGACCCCTATGAATGTAGAGTTTGTTTACCGCCTGAACAACCGTGACCTTATCTCCGTTGCCGACAGTTCGGCCTGTAGGAAACAGCACCTTAGCATCAAAGGCGTCAGCGTCAGGATTGTATAGAAAAAGGCCGTCACTGGCGATGATCGCGATCTTTTCAACGCCCTCCTGAGTGACGTATCGGCCAGACGCAAACAGGTTGTTGCCGTCAATAGCGTCATTGTTCATCCGCTTGTTTCCGCGCCGGCACTGGGCCACGCCGCGTTCAAGCCTCAGGTTTTGGGAGTACTGAAGATATTGCTCTTTGAGCAGTACCGGATTCGTACGGCTTTCCATTCCAAGGAAACCGCCGTCTTTCTCGATCTGGTACTGAGCATTAGGCATCAGTAGGGCGGGTTGTTCATATTGTCAGCCGTGTAGAAACCGCCGTTGCCGTCTAAGTAGACATAGCGGTAGTACCAACTCATTCCATCGTAGAACTGGCTAGAAGCCCCCACAGGGTTGTCCCAATTACCAGCATAACTAGGCCCACTGGCTGAGTAATAAGAAGTGCCAGTAGATATGCTAAAAGTCGTGCCATTGACATTATCCCAGTACCCAAGTGCGTTATAATTTGTATACGAGGCTCCAACATCAGGGTTACCGCTCAATGAAAAAAACGACCCATTCCAATCGTGAAAATCGAAGTTATAGGAGTTTTGGTTAGTACCACTAACCTGAGAATGTAATACCGTTCCAGCGGTGTTCCAAGGCCACCACTGGTTAGTGGCGTGGTGAAAAACCAAAACAAAGTTCCCACCAATAGGAAACGGATGGCTCCAACCAACTGCCGCCCTGTCCACCTTCTGGCTGAGTATCGGCGATACATTGTTCCCGACATAAGTCTGCACCGCACTAAGCGTCTGCAACGGATTGCCAGTGGAAGGAAGGTTAGACGCCGTGATGGCGTTCAACTGGTTCTGTGTGATCTCGTTCCCGACCTCGACCACATTGGTCGGGATCTGGGTACTAGGCCCGCTGATCGTGATTCCCATTAGGAATTGGCGTAAGCGAGGTGAACCTGAGTAGCGGCGGCAGAGGAGATCAGACGGACTGGGCCGTTGTAGTTCTCCTGAGTGATGCTACCAAGCGGGGGAATACGGATGCCAACGGCACCGGTAGCGGCAAAGATCGCCTGAACAGTGGCCGTGGCCGAAGTGTTCTGGACAACCAGCGCAACGCGGCGAGTGCCGGCATCAGCGATGGGAAGGACTTGAGTGGCGGACGTGCCGACCGAGACGTCAGCGTGGACGTAGCCCTTGATGAAGGCTCCTTGATATTCGTTTCTGCTCATTTTAGTAAGAGTTGGTAAAGTTTATGCGGCGGATCTGGCCTTGCTGGCGCAGTTCCTTGTCGTACTCCTGCTCCAAGATCACAACGGCATCGACATCGGCCTTGCCGGCGTCTTCGTACTGCTGTTCTGATCTTAGGTAGTCAGAGAAGACCCCTCTGGAAATGTAGGAGGAAAAGATATGCGGGATCTCGATCTTGACCCACCTTTGATCGCCTCCGTTTACCGCGTTGGGAGGAGGGTTGCCGGCTGGGATGCTGGCGGTTGCAACGTAGAAGTTTCCGGTGTGAGGTTTGCCGGCTACCGGCATATAAACGGCGGTGCCTGATCCGGAGTCGAAGTAGCACTGGGCGCCGGCGGAATAGGCCACGGCGGGGTCCCATAGGTCGCCATTGAACTGCGGAGATCTGGTCCTGTACTCGACCCACACGGTGGTTACAGGAGCGTTCACTACGATTGTTTCGGCGCCATTGATGTGAGTCAGGGCGTAGGAAACATAAAGCCCCTGCGTAGTGGTCAGGGGGTTTCTGGAGTAGACTCCGACAACTTCGCCGCAGTCTGCTGGGATCGCCACAGTCTTTAGATCCGTGACGGTGTCGTGCGCTACTTGGACCTCAACGTACTTGACCAGCGAGGACCAAGGGTAGGATTCCCAAGACAAGCGGAGACGCTGGTTCGCGAACTGTCTTACTGTCCGGAACGTCTGGTCCGTGATGTTTGCAAGGTCGAACCCACACAGGTTGACGGCATCAAACAGGACCGTACTGAAATCGGCTAGTCTCACTTGGAGCCGGTCAGTTTGGTATCAACGAGGATTTGGCTCTTCTTAGTCGTGTTGACGACACACTCAGGATTGTCCTTAAGAAACTCAGCCAAGAAGGCTTTATCTTTCCAGCAATCGTAGGTCTTGAAGAACTGTCCCCAAAAGTGATAGGACTCTGGGGGGATGCGGGCAACGAGTTGCCCGATCCCATCCACAGTCCGGTCAACTCCGTTGAAGTTGCTTTGAGCAACCCTCCGGAGTTTTTCCTGAGCCTTAACCTTCTGGGCGTCCCAGCCAGCGCTGAGTTCCTTATGGACCTCTTTGAGGAGATCCGAAGGAAGGGACTCAGCGATCTGGCGGGAGACGTCCACGGTCAGGATCAGAGGTCGAACTTACCGAAGGCGAGCGGGTTGTGGATGCAAAGACCCAGAACCATCTCGATCGCGTTGGACGGACCACCGCCGTTGTCGGTCAGTTCAATGACCTCAGCGATGTTGCCGCCGTAGCGGATTTCGGTGTGTTCAAACGGAATGATGAAGCCCTTGTCGAGGTCAGGGGTGAAGGCGCCGAAGGTGCCGGACTGCGGATCAGTGTCCACATCGCCAAGCCAGTTGGAGACGTGAAGGTTGATCTGACCGAAGTCACCCTGAAACACGTCAATGTACTGCTTGTAGGTGGTGTCGCCGCCCTCGCGCATCGTGCGGATGGGAGAGGTGGAAACGGCACCGCCGTTGGGCGTGGTATAGACGAGGCCGGAGAAGGCTCTCTTCAGGTTGACCGCGACAAGCGCGTCCCAAGTGCGGGACTGACCGGTCTGCTTGTACAGGGCGGTCAGCATATCCTGACAGTGGGATTCGTTGAGCGCGGCGGCGTTGGCGCAGGTGTTCGCGTTGGCGACAGTTCTGCTGGTACCGCCGATGGTCTTCGTGGCAGAAGCCGCGATGATGTTATCGGCAGGGGTGCAGTACTGATCGGGAACCGGAAGCGTAGCATCCTTTTCCCACTTGGTCTTCGTCCAAGAGTTAAGCGCGCGGGTGCGGTAGCCGACCGTGCCGTTGTCCGCCTGAGCGGTCTGGGACGAGGTCAGGGCGACTTCAACGTCACGCTTGATGGCGAGCATCGCCTTAGCCATCTGGCGAGAGCGCTCAGAAGGGGTGCCGGCGAGGCGAACCATATTGGACTCAACCAGTTTCGACACGCGGAACTTGCGGCGGAAGATCTGGGGGTAGGCCGCGAGCGTGGCTCGGTAGCCGATGGTGAACTGATCCATCTTGGCGCCGCCGGCGGTGTCGCCGGTCGTGGACTCATCCGTACCATCGATCACAGGCTGGACGCGAGGATCGGGGTTGGAATCGACCTGCCACTGGAACAGGGTGTTGGAAGGCTCGGCGCCCTTCTTGCACATAGCGGTGAAGGGGGTGTCCTTGGCCTCAACGAGGGTGATCATATCAGCGATATCCTCACGGCGACCAACGCGGTTGGCTTCGGTGGCGGAGGAATAACCCTGAAGTTCTCTTTCAAACAATCTAGGCATAGTATTTGGTGCCTTGCGGCGGTTTTTGGGACTAACGAGACTTTAACCTTGCCTCAATAAGGAGCGCTAGATCATCGCGAGAACCACTCTGATTAAACCTGCTTTCGATTTCCTTGGCATTCTGTAGTTTATTGGAGTTTGCCGTTGGACTAACCGAAGGGCGAGTGGGCTGTAGTTGAGGTCTTCTCAGGTTCTGCTGAACGTTCGTCTTGGCTTGTCTCATCTGCCGGCTTTGGAGGCCGTAGACGAAGTCCCCAATGACTAACTTGTAGTCAGGGAAATTGACCAATTCGGGGAAGTTTTTGAGGAGCGCCACGGCGGTCTGGTACTCCTTGGTATCCTTCTTCTTCCACCACGGATATTCGGTCTCAGCGACCGGATCGAAGTGCTTTCTGGCCTGAATGAACTGAGCCTGTGCGGGAATGTTGACTTCGATGTCCTTAAGGGCGTTGATCTTCATCTTGCGGACTTCGGATTCGTCCACAGCGATGGTTTCACCGTTACCTTTCGGAACCTCTCCGCCATACGGATTCTCTTCGCACCAGTCTCTGATCTGTCTAGCCTGTTCCAGCGCCTTGTTCAGACCGGCGTCATCCAGCACGTTTCCGTACGGATTCTTCGATCTAGCAGGGGCCGGAATTTCCTTCTCACTCCGTAGTTTCGCCAGTTCGGCTTTGAGTCGATCGGCCTCCGCTTCGGCCTCACGGCGCTTGGCGGTGATCTTGTCGATCCGCTTCTGGATGTGCTTGGGGATACCATTCCCCTCTTCACGTTCGTCAGATTCTGAGTCCTCTGCCGAGTCCTCGTCTGATCTGTTGCTAGTGCCAAAGTCGCGCTGGAGTTCCTCTGCCAGAGGGTCATCGAGGGCGGTTGATTGGGCTTCCACCGGATTGGAATCGGAACCGGTAGCCTCCGAGGAGCCGATACCAGATTCGGCCCCAGTCTCGATGAGGGCGGCAAGACCCTCTAGCGACAGAGCGCTGGATTCGCTCTGCGGATCCACCTGAGAGGCGGAATCATTGTTGTTTTCTGCGTTAGGCATACAATTTAAGGACTTGTAAGATGTCCGACAGGGTTTTGTGGTCCCAGAACCAAGGAGAATTTCACCCTGATCAGTGCATAAGTCAACCGGACCGGCGACCTGTGGTTAATTAGGGCAAGGTGAGGCAAGATTTACTCCACGTCTTGAGCGTGTAGCCGCTTTGCTTCCGTTCTGGCGTCAATCAGGTACGCCTTGAAATCGATCAGCGCTTCAACTCTCCCGCAAGCGTGGTGTCGGCGCTCGCTGGTCAGGTCAGCGGTGATCGCGTTGACAGTTTCAACGGACACAAACGTATCCAAGAGGCTGATGACGGCGTCAAAAGCATCGTTGGTTCCGGTGAAGCCGAGTTTCCTCAGCGTTTCTCTGGTCGCTTCTAGTTCGGTGATCTGGGGCATAGATTACATCATCGGCTGTTCAGGGGGCATCGCTTCAGGCGGCATCTCACCCTGAGGTGCGCCTCCACCGGCGCCGCCGGCCATCTGCTGTTCGACCATAGCCATAGCCTCTTCCTCGCTCATTCCGCGTTCCATCAACTGGGCTACCATAGCCATAGCGTCATCCTGCTGGGCGCCAGCCGCCATACCCTGCTGGGTCTCCTGCATACGCGCGTTAGCGACTTCGGCGTTCACGTCACTCTTCGCCTGTGCGGTGCCGTCAGCCATCGACTTCTGCGCTTCCTTGGCCTGTTCGATGAGCGACTTGACCTGATCAGCAAGGTTCGGACCCTGAGGAGCCACGCCGGTTCTGCCGGTCTCCTTGTTCTGAGACTGCTGGACCGACATAGACAGGTTCTGGACGTAGGTCTGGAACAACTGCTGGAAGATCTGATCGCCCTGTAGCGCCTGTTGAGCCTTCGGGTTCTGCTGGAGGATCTGCTGGGCCAACTGGAGTTTGGTCTGCGCAGTAGGATCGTTCTCGACCAGAGCCGGAGAATTGCCGAGCAACATAAGGCCGATATCGGTCTGGACGTCCCTGAACATCTTCTGCGAAGCCTGTTCGTTCGCAACGATGAGTTCCTTTGCGGCATCCGGAGCGATGGCTTCCATAATCACCTTGAGCAACTTGCTCCGGTCAACGATGCCGGACTGGTCAAGCGGGATCGCGAACTTGGTGATCGCATCCAGTTTCTCCATAACAAGGTTCGTATCGACCTCGCGGACATCAAACTTGATGATGAAGTCGAATCCTCCGTGGATCTCGGAAGCGCGCGCGGGGAGATCTACGCCGGTAACCCGCATCTTTTCCTCGGAAGACATATACTGAAGGGCAAGCGAGAAAACCTGCTGGTAGATCTCGGTCCAAGCCATAAGCCATCCGTTGACCTTGGTCTGCTGGATGAGTTGAGATCTGACGTCCTCAACGTACTTGGAAGTCAGGCCGTAGTACGCGGCGTGTTGTGCCTCAACGCGCTCAATCATAGAGAACGCCATTTGAGGGTTGCCGGCAGGAGGCTCAAGGAACGTGTAATCGTCCTTGGTGGTAACCGGAAGAATGACCGCAGGTCCGATCCGGTTAAGGGCGCCGATGCGCTTGGCGACCTTCATCGGAGGGATCGTCTCGATTGCGGTTCTGTCTCTCAGCGAGTCGTGCTGGGCCTTAACTTCGTCCTGATCAGTTCGGCTAATCTCAGGAACTCCGCGAGATTCCATAATCGGACGGCGGGTAATCTCCTGACTCCAGCCAACGAACGGATATCTTCCGTGGTAGTAGTCGAGGATTTCGTGTTTGGCGTACAACTTGTTTCCAACTTGAGGGGAGAAGACGGTGTAGTAGATCGCCGGAATGCCTTCCTTGTTGATTTGTCTGGCGTAGGCGTAGACGATCTCGATCATATTACGACCGCGCCACACGTTGGTCGTGAGGACGTTGGTGACCGGAGTAAGGGACGGATCGTTGTACATCGAAGCCTTCCCAAGTTGTGCGGCGGCGGCTTCTACGAACTCCTTGTCCCAGTTGTCATTGACAGCCATAGCGCGCAGTTCGACTTCCGTAAGGAACGTGCGCCGGAAGATGACTCTAGCCCGCTGTAGATCCGTGGTCTCCTGCGGGAAAGTGATTTCATCGTAAGGCTTGAGCGCGGTGACGCAGGGTCCGTTCTTAAAGACGTAAGGCTCTTCGATTTCGGCTTCTCCCTTGTCTCTTAGGCTCTGGATCATCTTCAGCGCTTCACGCGGCTTGATGTTTTCCATCATCTGCATCAGCGAATGGGCGAGGTAATCGTCATTCTCGCCGGACATAATCATCTGGGTGATGTTAGCCAAGATGCCGGACGGATCCTGTTGCTTGGACATCTCTTCGATCGCTTTCAAGTCGTCCATAGTGACCTTCTGTCGGCGCATCGCCGTCTGCTGGTCCCAAGTGACGTGGAAGACGGTCCATCCGTAGGTAAGAGCGTACTGGGCGCCGAGGTAAGCCTCGGTGTACATCTCCCTGCCATATCGGTTTTCAAGCATCCAGCGCATCAGAGTGGCCGAAGCGGCGGCAGGGCCACCGTCATCGACAGTCACGCCGCTGATTCTCAGCGTGGAGCGCTGAAAAGCGGTGATCAGCAACGCGCAGAGATCGTTGATAGTGCGATCGACAAGCCTGACACGGACGTCAGAGGCGCCTTCCCACGGCATCGCGGGATTGCCGTCTCCGCGCACATCGCTGTGCTTCTTGCCGTCATCCGACTGGCCGTCCCAACGGCAGTAGCGCACGTCATCGAGCGCGGCGAGGCGATCAAGGGAGGAGCCGTTGTACAACGACTCGTTGAACTCCTTTGTCAGGTTACCGATGTCTGGCGTATCAGACGCCTGAGCGGTCGGGTCGTTCGTTGGAGAGTTCCAAGGGGTTCTTCTGGGATTCATTTTGAGAAATGTGTTTGAGGATTTCGTCTCGGTAAAAGCGGTGGTGGCCCCCGATGGTCTTATAAGTGCCTAGTTTTCCCTCGCGCCGCAACCTATCAAAGTAACGAGGGGAAAGACCGGTCATTTCGGACGCGGCCTTGCGGGAGAGCAGGGGAGGGTAGTTGGTCATCTTAGTACGTGAACGGTTGGGTTGATCGGAAAGTGGCCTTGTCCTCAAACTCCGGATTCATCACGGCGAGGTATCTTAGGCAGTCTACCGGATCCTTGGACGCACCCTTTTGTCCGTCCTGACCGGTCCACTCGCGTAGGCAGTAGATCAGGTTCTGGCAGTCTTCGGAGATGAACAACTTAGGGCAGTTGACTGTCGATAGCGGCTGGCTCAGGTCGTACGCCAGCCAGTTGTTGATCAGCCCAATGCCCTCTTCGATAGCGATGCCGGCGGCGGGGACTAGGAACATAGGCCGGTCCCCCTCTTGGAAAAGGTCGATCAGGGACGTTCCACCATCCCTGCCGGCCACCTGCTGGGCGCCGGCGCGGGGGTCAACGTAGCGCTCTACGATAGGCTCGCCCCTCTCTAGGAAAAAGATCAGTTCCTTGTACTCGTCTAGACCTCTGCCGGCGTTAGTCATCTGCGCCGGCCCGATCTTTCCATCAGGTTTGTCCGAGGGCAATGCCCACTCGCCGATCGAGGCGTCAGGCCACTCCCTGTAGATGTATCTTGTGCCATCCGGAGCAACCTTGCACCAGATCATAAACCAGTTTCTGGCGCCGGCTGGATCGATAGCCATATAGTTGGCCCCCTCCTTTGGGATCTTGTCCGCCGGAAGGATGTGGATCTCCCCGAACCTAGCAAATTGAGTGCCTTGGAGGCTCTCCGCGTACCCATAAGCGCGGATTTTGACCTCGTAGGATGACCTGCCCTTAAGCCCCTTCGCTAGGTGATCGAATGGGTTATAAGGGTTAAATTCTGAGAAAAACCACATCGCCATAGCGCCACGGCGGACGCACTTGGCTACATACGGCATCTCGCCGTGCTTACAGGACGCAACGGTAGGGAATCCTTCCATCAGGCGGGCCGGCTTGGTCTCGATGATCCGGCAACCGGACAGGTAGTCTTTCACCACCTGTGTATAACCTGTGACCGGTGTGAATGTGACGAGCAGTTTGCCTTTTCGGGTCACGTTTCGGAACCGAAGCGTCTCGACCCAGTCAAGCGGGACCAGTTCATCGCACCAGATCAGATCGGTTTCACCGCCCTCGATGACCGTGCGCTCCTGCGCATAGTTCATAAAGAAACACTGCGAACCGTTCGGAAGGACAAAGGAATTCTCCGAAAATCCGTTCTTCTGCGTGTAAGCGATGTTGGTGACTTTCGTCTTCTTTGCCTGTTTCAACTCGCTCGGCAGGTACTTCCAGACCACGCTCTGTTGCATCTGGATCGAGGACTGGCTGGTCGTGTGCAAGCACCATACGCGCGAGTTCGGCTTGTTGATCAGAGTATATACCACCCGCTTGGCGGCGTATTCGGTCTTCCCCGCTCTATTGCCTCCCGAAAGGAGCAACTCATCGCACTCTCCGAAGACTTTATCGGCATCTTTCCAATACCAAGGTTCGTAGCCGTGGCGGTAAGGATCTGATTTCTCAGCGAGGATCTTATCCTCTCTTGCTTGGAGCAGTTCAATTGTCTTTTCCTCGCCATAAGTTGCTACAAGCGCCTTAATCTGCTCCGCAGAAGGCGCGTGGATCACCGGATGGGGCGTCAGCGCGATCCGCTCCATTGTTACTTTCCGCCTCTAGCCCTGAGCCGGCGGCTGTAGTCCCTGTGGTACTTCTTGTTGACAGGGTTAGCCGGCGAAGACGCCAGCGTAGTACCCTTTCGGCGCAACTGGAACTTCACCGCGCTCTGGTAGTACGAGGACGCCTTTTGGTAGCGTCTCGATCCAGCGCGCGATGGGTTCCGTGCTTCCTTCACTTCTTGATATTGTCAGACCACTTGGTCATATAGTTCTTGTACGTCTCGCTGACATCGTCCGCCTTGCCGAGAGCCTTCTCGATCTTGGAACGGTTGTTGCGAGCGACAAAAACTGCGCCGACAGCGCCGGCGAGAACGCCAGCAATGAAACTCAGGATCGCGGTTAGCATCGCTTGCCGCCCTTCTTCTTTTTGGATTTAGCCATAGTAGTGGTTCAAGTAA